TACAATGGCATCCGGTGTCACGCGGTATTGTTTTGGATCAACCAACGATCCACCGGTGCCATCGGTTTCCCCACCAAAGTATAAATTCTGAACACTAACGATTGGCGAATTTTGTGGCGCGACAACATCGGATTCATTGGCATCAAGGATTTCACCCACAATGGGCACCAATGAAAATGACGTTTCCGTGAAATTCAACACGGCGGTTTCAACCGATTCGCCGAACAACGTCAATACGGTGTCATATTTGGTTTCGGCCAATTCGATCAATAACCATTCTTTAATTTGATCCAATGTCACAAATTGCAACGCCATCGGTCATTCCCCTATTTCTTTTTGACTTTTTTACGGCGGCCACGATCGGCCATGGATCGATCATCGGCCTTGTCCGCGGGTGTTTTGGCGGACACGGAATCGGCGGATTCACCATCATCATCCGCTTTGGGTTTTGGTTTGGGTGCGGGTGCCGGTTTGGCATCGCCGGATTCAATGGCGTAATGCCCACCCGACAACCCATCACGTTCGCAATCCCCACCATCTTTTAAATGGGACGGGTGGGCCGCCAACATACGGGCCGCAATGGACGCATCCACCACGATCGAATCACCATTGTCGGCATACGCACCACCGCACTCGAGAACCGGCCACGGTGATCCCGGTTTGACGTTTTGAACGATTAATATTTTACATTTCACGATTGATACCTTTCATTTAAAAACCCCACCCCAATCAATGTTCGGGTGGGGTTGTTTATCCGCTTGGAAAACGAGAAAACAGAAACTAACCAAACCCCATAAAATTATGATGGTTTGATGTTGATGGCCATTGCGACGGATGTTTCTTCCGCACTTTGTGGCGTTCCCGCAAATGCACCGCGGAATTTCGCGGACATCAACAGTTGGTCACTGGATGGCAATGACGGTGCCGCCCATAAACGTGTCGCTTGACGAACGTGATTCATAAACCGTGTGCGGTCCACAATCAACATGTACGAACGATCCGTTTCAACCGGTGCCGCAAGGATTGTTCCCGTGGTATCGAGATCCTCACGAACCAATGATGATGTGACGCCCTGGACACCGAACACGGGTGGTACTTGACCGGTGACGTTGGATGCCAACCCGCCGAATGCAAATGCCGTGAACAATTCAGGAATCGCACCCGTGACCAAATCATGTTCCACACCGGTACCCATGATGTATCGAAGGTTTGTTTTTTCCACACCGAATTTGGTCAATTTCTTTAACAACTTGCTGAACAATAGTTTGTTCGCCGTGTCGTTGTGGTCGAAAACGATTTTTTCGGTTGCACCGGTGGCGATTTCGTTGGCGAATGCGCGTTTACGCAAACCATCGAATGCCTTGGAATATGATTTCGCAACACCGTTGGTGTCATCATCTTGGTGAGTGACCGCGGTATCACCATCAAGCAATGCACGTTCGTATGCACGGCGCACACCATCCATTGTTGCCCGACGCCATTTTTCAAGAACGGGTGGGGATGAATCGTCAAGAATGTCTTGGGTCATCAACACATGGACAACACAATTTTTCGATTCAACCGTGTATGACGCTTGTGACAATGATTGGGCCGTAAACGTGGCATCATCGGTTTCCAATTCACCTTCGAGCAATCCGAGGCATCCCGGTACACGCACAAGTGATGAATCCATTGGAAGGGTGTCGAATTGATCGCCAAGGATATGGGGAATTTCGAATTCTTCAAAATAGAATCGTGATTGGACCGTATCAATCCATTGACTGAAATCAGTGACGTTGAATGCCTTGGCCGCCGCTTCGAAATCCTTCCAACGCGGTGCCGCTTTGAAATGTTTTTCCTCGGGGTTGGGCGAACGTGACAACGCACATGCTTGGATTTCAACATCGTTCCACAATTTTTTAAGTGCGAATAATCGCAATCGTGTTTCGTCCGGCAACATACCGGTGGACGCCTTGGAACCAAAGTTCATTGGCGTGGAAACGGCGGACAAATCATCGTCACGCAATTTTTTGCCGAACAATCCGGCGATGGTGCGAACACCCATCATTTTGACGATTTCGAAATCGCCTTCAAATATTGCTTTACCACCTGCCGCCGGTGCCGCTTTTGATTTCAGCACATCGTACAGTTTTGAAACATTGGTCAACTCACTTTTGTCGTGGTTGCCGCCTTGGGCTTTTGATGACATTTGCATTCCTCCATTGAAATTAAAATTAAAGTAAAAATGTTAAAAGTTTATAAATGCAAACATCCGATTACTCGGCGTTGTCACCATTCATTTGCTCGGCAATTTTGCCAAGGACATCATCAATTGATTTCAGTGAATCGTTGATGGTGCCAACCGATTTTTCCAATTCCTTGACACGTTTGGATAATGATTTTTCGTCATCATCATCATCATCCTCATCGTCATCCTCATCATCGCCTTTTTTGCGATTGGATTTTTTCGATGCAGCCAACAATTTTTCGGTGGCCTCGATGTTTTGTTTTACATGTCCGGACATTTCACCGGTTTTTGTCACCAGTTCTTTGATTCCGTTCAATAGGGCTTCCGCCGTTTCTTTATCCATATCGGTAATATCCTCCTTTAATTGGCCAACAACGACCTGGATTCCTTGATCAATTTCTAGTGTTTTGAATGACCCATCAACGAAATCACCGGCCACGCGCACGTTGTATGCGTTTTCCGTGTTGCCAATGTTTTTGAATTCGTGCCCATCCAACCATTCCATTGCCGCTTTAGCATCGTGTATTTTCAAATCGAATATGACCGATTGAACCGCGGCACCATCATCCATGTTTTTGACATCACCGATTTGGTTGTTTTCATTTTGACTTGGCGGGTTTGGGTTTGTCAATTCGTGATCGGTTGTTTGGTTAAACGAAACACCGCGAACCATCAAATTCTTGCGTTGTTGTTTGGCCATTTGTCGTTGTTGGAATGTTGAACCCGCATTGCATGGGATCGCCACACCGGATAATTCCAACATTTCCCACACCAATATGACGGCGGGTTCCACGATATGCCCATCACCATCGAATTCTGGAGCTCGGATTTTGTGGGGAATGAACCCAACGGATACCGTTTTCAATATGGATTGGGCGATCAATGACCGGGCATTTTTTTGCCGTTCGGTCAATGGGCCCTTGGATGGATCACCGATCATGGCATCGAATTCAACACCGGCATCGGTTGGTTCCAATCGTTCAACCAATCCCACGGCGTAATCGGACATATACATGTGGTCCAAAAGGAATATGTTGTTTTTGCTGTAATTTTCAACATCAACCCCGGCGGGATCGAGTCGTTCGTCCACACGGTCGATGATGTTGGCGTTGGCCATACCCGTGATTTCCAATTTGCCTTCCGGGTCATATGCCTTTTGGTTGTCACCATCGGGCGTCCACAATTTGGATATGGCACCACGGGACATGCGGAATTCATCCCCATATCGGATGTATGGGTTGGTTTCCCATGAATCACCGAATCCGTATTTTTGTTGGCCGAATGTGGGCATAGACATTTTCTTTTTGCCACCATAAACCACCCGTTGACCGGTTGCGGGATCGAAACCCGATACCACCCCACGAAGTGACATATACAATTCAACATCGGGTTTATCGCCGACAATGACCAATCCGGATGACGTTTTACGTTCGGTTCTCATCAATATCCTCCAAAGCCCATTGGGCGATTTCATTACCCCATTTGATGGTCGGTATGATTGAGCATATTCTCAAATTGATCAACCCGCCATCGGCATCATCGCGTTTGTACTTAACAATGATGCCACAATAAATGCCAACCATCATCCCACACGCCATGATGGTCATGTATAAAACGATACCCAATTCGATCATCCATATGATCGTTTCAATGAAACCCACCGCATGAAACAATGCCACCGGCGCGATTACCGATGGCCATATGTATTTCCAATTGGACTTCACAAACGATGTGATCCGGTCCCATGTGTCAGTTAACATCCGGAATTTCCTCGTCATCATCCATGTATTCGCCCGCTACTTCATAGTAATGCCACAATATGGTGTCCGAATGATTCCAGTCGGAAAACAAATATTTGGCATCCGATGGGATGGATGCGCCATCGGAATACGCTTGAACATGTTTGAATGCGTAAATTTTGAATGGATCGGTCATCGGATTAATCCTCCAATACGGTCCGTGCACTCGATACCGCATCATCGGGGATGACCGATACCATTGTGCAACGGCAATTGATTACGTCACCGGCACCACCCGCCGGGTCACGCGGGAATTTCAAACTCGCACCCGTGATTTCGTTTTTCCAAATGTAATCGGATGGGACCACACCATCATTGCCAACGGTTTCGAAATTGGCATGACCCACACGGGCATCGGGGTTTGATCCCATATCACCCACATGGAACCATTGTTTGTTTACCTTGTCATAAACTTCATTCAACGCATCGTTGTTGGCTTGTAATCCCGCGGATACCGCCGTCAATGTTTCGGTTCGTCCGATGGTGAATGCTTGATCACCATACCGTTCGCCGAATTGGGTTTTGATGGTCGATGCGATTTGTTCGAATGTTTTGCCATCTTTCAATCCATCCTCAACAATTTGAACGATTTGTTCCGTTTGGTGTTCGTCAAACCCTTTGAATGATTCAATGTTGCGTTTGGCCAATTGTTCACGCCGTTTGTCCGCATCACGGGCACGGATCGCCTCCAATGCTTGTTCATCGGTCGGTGATATTTTATCCGATTGTTTGGTGGATTTGATTCGGTACAACCCATTGGACAACGAACGGGTTTGGGACATGGACAAATCCCACCCCTTTTCCATCGATTGATTCAATATGGGTAATGCCGATGTTTCATACACTTTCAATCGATCATCGGCGAATGAATCCAATACGGGTTTGACGTTTTTATCGTTTCGTAATGCACGGATGGCCGTGTCCAATGCCGCCGTTTGGTTGGCCTCCAGGGGTTTCATATATTTTTGGGTTTGTTGTTTTTCAATGCGTGATTGATTCGATGTTGCGTTTTTCTTGGACAACAACACCAATTGTTTTCGATCCTCCGCGGAACGATCAATGTTGGGATGGGTGTGGCCGTCATCCGTGGTGGGTTCAATCATCAACAAATCAATGTTGCCATCCACGGGACGCACACGGTGGGAATGGTCATCGGCACCCATTGTGGCCACCGTTTTACCAATGCCCGTTTTGGAATCGAATTCCGCCACATGCACATGTTTATCATCATCCGATGCCGGTCCGGTTTCGGTGGCAACCGTGCCACCCGTGGCATCACGCAATGATTTGGGTTCGGTGGCCGGTGCGGTACCGCCATCCAATTTTTTGATTTGGGATGCGAACATATTCCCGCGTGGATCGGATGCGGGCAACGGTTCCAATTTCACAATTTCACGTTGTTCATTCACCGTGGCAATATCATCCACGGCCTTGGCACGTTCGGCCCGTAAAAATATGGAACCTTCCACGGCTTCGATGTCCGAATAATCGGGCACCACCATGACCTCGCCTTTGTAAACATTTTTAAATAAATGGGAGTTGTTGTACCCGGCGGATATGAATGACGCCAATGGCATGATGGTGTTTTGCCACAATGCGGTTTCTTGGGTTTCCGATGTCGCACGGTTTACGTCTTGCACAATACCCACTTGGGATGCGGGCACACCCAACACGGCCAACAACGTCAACCGGTTTTCCCGCAACCCTTCCATGTGTTCCATTTCTTTCATCGTCAAACCGGAATTGACCCACTTGGCACCCTTGGGCAAAAACATGGTGCGCCACCAATTGCGTTTGCCCGTGAATGCTTGTTCGAACGTCCGCATCAACCGTTCCATGCGGGATTTGGTGATGTCCTCCGTGGTTTCGATCACACCGGCATTGGTGGCACCACGCAAATAAAACGCCATTTCAAATTCATGTTTGTGACGATCCAATAATATGGGACGGGCCGCCGCCACATACATCGACAACCCGTAAAATGGATTGTATGGGTTGGGCATTTTGTGTTGGATCACACGATCCCATGGCACCGAATGGGACACCCGGCCCGTGGCCAAATCATATATTTCCAACTTTTCGAATGGACCATTTTCGGCCAATTCCTTTCGTTGTTCGGGTGTTTCCGATTTACGCAATATGGGTTCGGCGGATTCCACCGGGACATGCATGGAATATTCGTAATTCTCATCAAGGATTTCCCAGTAATTCCCACCCAACGTCAAATCCAAATACCCGGACCACCGTTTGTGGATACCATCTTGAATGGGATTGCCACCCATCACCACATCGTTTCCGGGGTGGGTTTCGTTCACTTCGTTGGTGGATACATTGACGATGCGAAACGGCACGGATGACAACGTGCGGGCAATCAATGATGATGTGGCATACACCCACGGTTCGGACCCATGCAACGCCTTGAGGCGTCCCACCGTGGCCCTTAAATTGAATTCTTGACCGAAATACCCTTGGTCATCGGTAAACCCATCCATCGGTTGGAAATCCGATAATGACAATGCCTTTTTTACTTCATCCTCAATGGCTTTGTTGACGCCTTGGGTTTGCACCATTTCCAACATGGACATCATATCGTCCACTTTGGTTGCCGGAATTGCCAAATTCACCGTGTCGTTTTTGTTTTTAAATGGCCACATTATGCGGTGTCCTCATCAAAATCGAAATCGTCATCATCGAAATCGTCATTATTGTTGTCGAAAAACCCATCATCCGATCCCGCGATGTCGGCGTATGCCGCAAAAATATCCGAATGTTCTTCGTCCATAGTACCACCGCTCATGGCCATTTCTAGCACACGTTCGCCAGATTCGGCCACGGTGGATTGGAATGCGGCGGAAACGGCCAACATTGCTGCGGAAACAATGTCATCGTGTTCCCCATCCGGTGCCGAATACGAATGCAACCCCGTTTTGGTCACGGATAGTTCATATGATGCAAATTCATGTTCAATGGCCGGGATGCGGGGTGCCTTGTGCCAACCGGCTTCGATGGCCAATATCATCCGTGTCACCATTGATGATTTGGTTTTGTTGGTGAACACCACCGGGGTGACGGCGGCATCGATTTCCGTTTCCGAAAACAAATCGGCAATGGCCACACCCACACCCGTGGCATCGAACCGGATGGCGTTTTCGCATTTGTCCGGTGGGAAATATGTATGGACATAATGTTTGATCCGTTTCATTTGGACCGGGTATGGGGTTTGACGCCATCGCATGTACCCCACCGTTTCCCCATTGCTGTTCACGGAATAAACAACGGTGTAATCGGATTTACGGGCCAAATCGATCCCATGGGTAATATCACCCGCCCGTTTGGATGCGTCCGGATGCAACCAAAATTGGACATTGCCGGATGGGACTTTCAACGATTCGTCCCACATGCCATTCAAATCGCCGAACACCGTGCCCGCGGATACGAACATGGCATTGTAATATTGATCATACAAATTCTTGGGCAACAACCGGCGGGCTTGGTCGATGGCTTCCGTGGTGACGTATGGGGATTGTTCGGTCCGTAATTGTGCCCACACGAAAAACGGATCACCCTCTTGGGCACGTTTGAATGTTTCCTGATACCAGTTGAACCCACGGGGTGTCCCGGTGGCGATCCCTTTCCCACGGGTTTGGGTGATCGTGGTCAACAATGAATAAAACACTTGACGTTTGATTTTGCCGGATTCATCGATCACGAACCGGTCAATGGCTTCCCCTTCCACCGTGGTTTCCGCATCATACCCATGCAAACATTTGATGAACGAACCATTGGCCAATCGGATTTCCAATTTGCCATCCACCGGCGTGAACAAATCACATTCGGGGAACATGGCTTTCATGTACCGGTATCCGATTTTGGCCTTGGCCAATGTGGGTGCGATCCATACGCAAAACAACCCGCCGTGGGTCATTGCTTCCGTGACCAACCACAACGCCGATCCAAACGATTTGCCCACCTTGGTACCACATGGCGCAACCAAACATTGGGCATCGGGATTGGTCAAATTCCAATCAAGGAATATCTTTTGGTGTTCGTGGGGTGATGGCAACCGCACGATGATTTTTTCGGCGGCAACAACTGTCATCGAGATCCCATTGGTAAATCGTCCCAATTCTCGCAACAAAATTGTTCGTCAACGAATCGGTCCGTTGTATCGGGCATGTGGTATTTGATGGTTTTGTGGACGCACACCAATTGTTTGATGGGTACGGTACGAACGTGCATGCAATTGGCACACGATTCATATGATCGATCCCGGTGCAATTTGGGTGCGTGTGGATGCGTTGTGTTCATTGTTTTTTCGGATCAAAGTTTGGATCGGGTTTCACGATTTTGTTTTTTTCCGCTTTTGACAATTCATCGATGATGCCCACGATGCCTTGACCCAACAACGTCCCTTGTTTATTCGCGGGCACATACATCGCCACATGGCCCTGAACCAAACACAATGCCGGTACGCCGTTGGTGTTTACCACTGTTAAATTGATGTCGTTCATTCCGTTCATTTTCCACCTTTGCATTTCTTTGCTTTGTTAAATTGTTCCAACCAATCGTTTTCCATGACCTTCATTTGCTTTTGCAATTCAAGCCGCAACAATTCGCGTCCGTGTTTATTCATATCCAATCGATCCGCCGACAAATACAAAAAACAAATTCCAACAACAACCATGATGAATATTGCAACCATGTGTTTGATTGGCATCATGCATTCCCCGCCGCGGTTTTATAATCCGCACAAAATTGTTGTGCATCATCCAATGATTTGGATTGCCCGATATATCCGCCGTCATGGTAACAATGGAACACATCATCCATGTTCGATGGTTTCATCGCACCCGTTTGATTGTCGCCACGTTTGACCATGTACGGTTTCGATTCCCATTGTTTACCTTTGATCGCTTCGTTCCATTTCATTTATCCAACCCCACGTTTGCGGCGATCCATTCATCCCGCAATGTTTTCGTTTCATCCTCGGAATATGCGAAATGGCATTCCGGGCATTCATATAAATGTAAAGATGCCTCAAATATCGGAAACACTTCATTCACGCATTCCGGGCATATCATCAACCCGATTGATTCGTCCATGTATTCGTACTCCAGTCGATGACCGGCCACCATTCGATGACCAATCACAATTCGATGTCCGATCAAAACGATACCATTCATGGTTTTTGTTTCCTATCGGGTTCGGGATCATCCCATGGTTCCAACGTGGATTGGATGACGGCACGTTTGGGTTCACCGGTGTGGCCGCATTGTTCGCATTCGGTCACGATGATGGATCGGCCTGGAACAATACCGGTTCCACGGCATACGGGACATGGGCACGATGTGTGATTGGTGTCATCCATTTTTTGGTTCCCACCCATCGCATACAAACGGCATTCCCCGAATCCAATCATTCCCCGATGGGATCAATTTATATTTCCCGCAATATGGATCACGGTGCCCATGTTTGCTTGGAACCAATCGTTGGTTTTTGCAATTGAAACAACATCGTTGCGCCACACGCCGGATGTTTGGTGCCAATGGTTTATCAACACGCGCAATCATGGCTTTTTACTCCACACATCAAACACCCAACACGATCCAAAAAACAATGCCATGCCGACAATGATCAACATGGCTTGCAATAATTCTTTGATCAACCGTTTGTGTTTCCGTTTGATGCGAACGGCGATCATTGTTTTGGGTTCATCGTCGCGTTTCATGGTTCACCATTCCGTGGATATGCACCACGTTTATTATGATTACGGCCAATTGCGCCGTCATCATCAATATCCATTTTGTTTCGTGCCATCGTTCGGGAATCAATGCGTTGTGGGAAAACAACACCGTGAAAAAAATAATGAAAAACATGTCAATCCAAAACCATTTCATGTATCCGCCAATCGTTTCAATGCCAATTCCAACGATGTTGATTTGGTGATTTGATTGTTTGCAATCACGGCCACATCAATCAACGCCATCAATTGTTCCGAATTGAATCGCACATATGTTGTGTCATTGGGGTGCAATTTCATTTTGGCGATCACCACGCCACGCATGAATTCCAATCGTTCGGTGGGTGTGGTCATTGTATCGATTCCCTTGATTGTTCGACCACCTTTTGTGCCGTGCGATTCAACCCGATGGCCTTTTCAATAAACATTTTAACTTTGTTGACGGTGGATGTTTTGGTCACACCAATATCATCAAGGTATTCCGCCAACCAATCGGTGGGGATGTATCGCGGTAAATGCGGTTTGCAACACCGTTTGAATTTCCGTTCGGTCCCACATGGGCACGGTTTGTTTCGGTCATAATCCCACCACAATGGGTTTTTGGAAAACCCCGGTGATGGTTTGACGGCGTATCGTTTATGTCCCATTTGCTAGTCCCCGTTGGTTTTTGATTCGATTTTGTGGGCATTTGATATGTATGTCCCATCGGCGCACATCCCATTGATCCATGTCCCGCCGTTGACCGATACCCATCCGCCAAACTTTTCACACCGTTTGGTCATGGCTTCGACATCCCGTTTGTAAACCGGATCATTCGAACACCCAAACAACACGGCCACCATCATCCCCATAATCAATCGCATACGTTCACCCCATTCCGTTCCTTTGATTCCACCATTGACCAATTCCCATCGCATCGTTTGGTTCCACATTCCCATATGATCCCCACATGTGTTTTCGAAATGAACGGCCTGGGGATGTTGAATTCA